CTGACGCCAGCCAAGCCAGCGTATAGCACACGTCAGAAGACTTTAACCATTAAGGAGAGATCATGAGCAACGACATGACAACGGCGCAGCAAAAGGTCTACGATGCGCTAGTTGAACTGGATAACCTATATGGGTATCCACCAACGCAGACTGAAATAGCGGAGATGATTGGCATTAGTCAGGCATCAGTGGCAAAAACAATAACCCGATTGGAGAGGGACGGGCATATCGCCCGTGCCCACGGGATCGGCAGAACATTGAGGGTAGCAAAATGCCAATAGGATATCCAAGAGCACCACGCAAACAAGAATGGAATGGCAGCGGTATGACGACGTTATCGCCATCGCAACGGGTGGCCGCTATGAAGGAGGCTGGGGCGCTTCAACGTCAGAGGCGCAATGGTTGGCCGGAGAGTGTCCAGAAAGAAGGTGATGACAACAAGCACACCTATCGGCTGGCTGATGAAGAGTGGGCAAGGCGCATGGCTGCGAGTAAATCGAGATGCTGAAAGTATTAGATTTGTTTAGCGGCATTGGTGGGTTTAGCCTTGGATTAGAGCGTACAGGTGGATTTAAAACCGTTGCGTTTTGCGAGATTGAGAAATATCCGCGCAAGGTTTTGGCGAAGCATTGGCCTGATGTGCCAATTTATGAGGACGTGAGAAATGTCACAGGAGAAAAACTTGCTGCCGATGGAATTGCCGTTGATGTCATCACAGGTGGATTCCCATGCCAAGATATTAGCCAAGCTGGGAAGCAATCGGGAATTGGAGAGGGAACACGCTCTGGCCTCTGGTCAGAGATTGCCCGTCTTGTTGGGGAGCTACGACCAAAGTACGTCATCGTGGAGAACGTCTCAGCATTGCTTAGTGGCCCAAGCGAGCGAAGAGGCGCATGGTTTGGCAGAGTTCTTGGAGACTTGGCCGAGGTCGGGTATGATGCGGAGTGGCACAGCATACCAGCTTCCTCCATTGGCGCGAAGCATCACAGAGATAGGGTCTGGATTATTGCCTACCCCCAGAGCGAACAACAACATGAACGCGAAGATAAGCGAGCGTCTAGCCACAAGGACGCGAGATGGGAAGCTAGGATCGAATTTGGAGGAAGTTGTGAGCAGGGACTTTTACCCAACGCCAACAGCCCACAACGCAAAAGAGGGTGCCTACCCATCCGAATACAATCGGAACACTCCTACTCTGGCGAGCATAGCGGGTGGAAGGTTGAACCCAGAGTGGGTAGAGTGGCTGATGGGGTACCCGATAATGCACACAGACTTAAAGGATTAGGGAACGCAGTTGTTCCGCAAATACCCGAAATAATAGGCAACGCAATATTGGAGGCGAGTAAATCAAGATGACTAACGAAATCTCAAAGATCATTGACGAGCTTATCCACGAAGATCCGCGCCCCGCGTGTCAGATAGCTAAAGCGGCAAACATTTCCTCACAGCTTTTATCTTCATATCGCAACGCTAGACCGTTTAACTGTCGCAGTCAGCCTTGGCAGAAGCTAGAAGCGGTGCTGTCTGTTTTAGGATATGAACTAGAGGTTGTTAAAAAATGAAACATCCAACGGCAATTTGGACACGCTATGACGACGGCTCGATTGACTATATGTTAGTTGAGCCACCAGTTACATTTTGGCAATTTTTAAAAGGGCTTTGGGAATGACATGGTTTTGGACATCAGACTTTGTACACCTTGTGAGACGATTAGTTGGAAGGCTCGACAGTTGGTTGTGGTCAAAACAGACGGCGGCTATAAAGGCCCGGAGAACGTCTACGCGGTCTACGCAAAGATCATCAATGCACAGAATAATCCTCGCCAAACGCCTCTTGCAGGTACGTAAATTTGGCAAGCTCAAGTAACAGCATTATGTTTGCGCTGTCATGTAGGTTGCCTCTCATATAGAGGCTTCCTTCATGATCCCAACCAACAATCATGCAAGATTCGTATAACCCTTTGGAGCCTTCTAGGATTTCATCAGCAGTTATGTCGGCTGGAAACTTTACTACGTTGTCATCCATATCATTCTCTCCTCCGCTCTACGCTTAACCAATCCGGCAAGCACCTTTCCCCCTGCCTTACGCCATTTGGGGAACTCATCTGCCGCGCCTTCGTAGTCTAGCCTATTTATTTTNGCCCGCAAAGTGGATGATTGTAAGCGGCCTGAGCCTAGATTGAAGGTGAATGACGCGAGCGCATCAAATTGGTTTTGAGTAAGTGGAGCTTTAATGAGCCGGGGAACAGCCGACTCAATGTGATGCAACTCCATCTGGAGCAAGCGCGTAGCGTCGTCTCTACTAATTGTGCGGCTATCCATAGCAATGCGATAACCATCAAACCAGCGAGTGCTACCGAAACCAATGGTAGGTACATTAGCAGGACATAAGTACGGTCTAGCAGAGAAGCCTTCATATTTCTTAATGAGTTCAACACCAACTTCTCCTGTCCTCACGTCTGTTGCTTCCGATTAAAAGTGCGTGACCCAAACCAAAATGAAATTACTGCCGCCCAGATGCCGACAATCTCATCAGACCAGACCAGCGAATACATATCGGTATCGATGTGGCCAAACGCCAGCAATAATGTCAGGGTTATAAATTCAATGAACAAAAGGTAGGTTATAAACGGACGCACACTAGCAGCAAGGTCAGTGATCCATTGGGACGATTGTTTCGTAAGAGAGGTCTGGCTTTTCAACAGTGCCTCAGTCTCACGTATGTCAGCCTCGACGTGAACCATGTCTAGCTTCTGGTTGCCGATTTGGATTTGTTGCTCCAGTTGTTTATCCATAAGCTGTAGCTCGTGTGCCTTGTCCTGCTTGTCCTGGAAGTAGTCCATGACCTTTGGCAAGAACGACGTGCCAAAACCTAACAGTGAACCAAGTAAACTAATCATTTTATACCTCGTATATTTGCCCGCGAAATTCTATTTGCCCCTCATCTATAACATGGAAAACCTCCGGCCACATTAACTTTCCATTAACAAACGTTAACGCTGCAAAACCTGATCGCCAGTTACGAGGCGTGTCCATAGCGTATTGGAACTGAGGCCCCCAAGGGTGTGCCATTGTGCCAGTGTCTACACCGTAGCGAGTTCCGTTGTAATCAGAGTAAGGAGTTACTTTAAGCGAATGTAGATGACCTGTAACCATACTTTTGCCTGATCCAGCAGTGTTGTTATGGGTCGCATGGACGCCACCTTTCCAACGGTGCATGATAACCGTCTCATCATTAAGCCAAAGCGACCAGCAATGTATCCAGTCTGGAAAGCTGTCGCTAAGATGAAGTCCTGCAACGCCAGCAAACTCCGGTGCCACAGACGCGAGACGGGCCTCAAATCTGGCATCGTGATTTCCAAGTGTCCAAATAAATTTTGCACCCTTCGCCGCTGATTGTATCTCCCCAAGCCTTTCCGTACACGCATTGATCTCCTCCTCTACAGTTGGTGTGGATTCCCATCCGTTTGGTGGGTGACGGCTGACACTAGCGCCGTCAAAGGCGTCACCGTTCATTACCACGATCTTAGGCTTGAGCATTTCACAAGCCATGACAAACCCTCTGTGTGCCGTAGACACGATGTCAGGCCAATAGTGTGCGTCACTGCCCACCAGCACGACGCCGTTCTCAATATCCATTGTCTGACGGTTAGGATGATATTCGGTTGGGACGGTCGAAGGGGAATGAATAGGCTTGTCGTATTTCTTCTCAAGCCGTCTCCTTCGACCTAACACAGCACGAACATTGATTCCAAGTTTTCTTGCTGTTTGTGCTGCCCCAAATTGTGTGAACAACCCAATAAAATCTTCATCCGAACAAACAGGTGTCGGCATGCCCAGTCTCCTTAAATCGGTTGCTTCAAGCCGTAGGGACGACCTTGTAGCAGCGCGGCCATTACTTGAACCGGAATCTTTTCCGTATTATCGATGCAGTCCCCAGAAATCCAAGCAACCAGCATCCAAGGTGCCTGTGGAAAATACCATATCGAAACCTTGTCGGCTACCCTTTGAGACTGTGGCGGCGTTGCATTGTATGCAGAAACAAATGCTTGGGCCTCACCGTTTT